CCGGTAACCAGTTTTGCAAAAATTGTACTGGGGTTACAATACTAGCAGTTGTAACCGTTGGCTGTAATGCGTCCATCGCATAACGAGCCGCCATTCTATTAAGATTACCATTATGATTTAGATGAATCCCAATACGACCCAGGTCTTTATAATTAGAGCAATCGAAATTAGCGATAGGTTTAATTTTTCTACCACTTAAACTTTTAGCGTGATCGGCGTTAATCGTTAAATTATTCATATTATCCCCTTACTGTACTACGGCTGATGATGGCGGAGTTAAAGTAATAACTGCTAAACCAGCAGCGCTCACCGTATAATAATCGACATTTGCATATGCATAAGATTTACCTACAGGTAAAGCTACACCGGGTGCAATCGTTGAAAGTGCACCTGTCGTATTGTCAAAAATCACTATATCGCCAATTGCAGCCGCGGCTGGCAAAGTTACCACGATGGTACCCATCGTTAATAATTCACCTTGGCTGTAATTAGGTAAGGTAAGACTTGGATTTAACGGACTTGTCGTATCCCCAAAACTTGCACTTGCTTTAGGATTAACTAAAATCCCGGCATATACTAAAGCGCCAGTCGTATTGCCCGCAGCAGCTATACCTTGTGAGGTAATACTAAATGCGCGACCAAATACGTTATATGCTGCACTTGCGCTATTTAAAATAAAACTTTTAGATCGTTTAGGTGTATTTGCATAAAGTTCACCTGGAACGCCAAACCCCTGTTGTGGAAAAACTGCACTTTGAAAACCTGACATTATTCATCACTCCCATTCAAGTAACTATCAATTTGAGTACTTCTGGTCGGGGCTGAATCTACAGCAGGTACGGTCAAAATAGTTTTTCGGCCTCTTAAAAATCCGTCTAATGCGGCTTGTTCATGACCTTTAGCGCATCTAATACCTAATTTTTAGCGCCGTATTCTGCAACTTCTTGCAAAGTTTTGTCAGAATGATCAAAAACTCCAATATGTCCTGACAAATCTGAAGCCAAACGATCGCGTTTAGAAATTTCAGACATTAAATTTTTAATACCTTGTTTTTCTAAAGCATAAATCTTATTAGTCAAAACTTTAATTTGTTGATCCATGGCTTTAGCATCTTTATCTTCCTTGTCATCTTTCTTTTCTTCATTCTCATCTAAAGCCGGTTCTTTTTCTTCATGTGGAGTAGCACAACCTTCTGCATCTAAAATCGGTTGTTCTTGTTCGGGGTTTAACATACCATCTTTATTTTTCTTGGTATCGTCTTTAGGCCCTAGATCTTCATCACCATCACCCATACGGCTCATTAATTGCTGACACAAAGAAGATAGTTTTTCTACCTTGTCATTTAAAGACTCTAAAGATAATTCTTCATCTTTAGCGTCTTCTTTTTTAATTTCGCCACCATTTTCAGGTTTGCTATAGTCACCGTCCATACTATGACGTTTTTTAGCCATAATTAACCCCTTCTTACAATCAAATGTAAATTTAAAACTCTGGTCGAGTACGGAAACATCTGGGCCGGATCGTCCTTCATCTACGAGTGCTAGATGATTGCCACGAATCGTTCGTTGGATAGCATCGTAAGGGGTACCTTCAAAAGTACCTCGCTGTAAATCATACTTGCAATTGTAACCAATTGACAACTCTTTTTTACCATAATCGATTAAATTTGCTAAGTTTTCTGAAAATATTTTTAAATTCGCTTTTAAGTATCGATCTTTTTCATCAAAATAAACATCCTGCCCTATTACACCTTCGATTCCTTTTTCTTCTGCGGGCATAAAACCATCTTTAGTTGAACCTAACATCACATGCTCATCAATCCACGGTAATAACTTAAAAGACTCAATACATGCGGGATCTCTTAATTCATCTTCAGGTCGGTAAACTTGATAAATTTCATTAGGTTCTAATTCTGGACTAATTTGGCTTCCTAAATATGGGAAGACTCCCACTTTAGTAATAGGGTTATCTTTAATTTCTATCCACCCATTATTATCTTTAACGCGTTTTGATTCCGAATCTTTACTTTCACGCGCTTTTGAATACGCAATAGCGGCTGCTTGTTTAGGATCTTTACCATGCTCAATTTCAGTAGCAATATTTTTACTAATAGTAGATTGGCTTTTACCTGATTTTAATGGCATTACGCTTGCTCCCCATCTTCAAATTCAATAACTGGTACCATTGTACATTTACAATTAATAGCTTGGCCGGGGATTCCTTTTTCAGGCGCTTCATATCCTTTTTCAACTTGTTCTTGATTAATTACTGGTGGGTCATCAAAACTATAAATTTTACCATTCATGGCGATGTGACTTTTCCTGGGATGTTGGCCGCCACCACTATGTATCCATCTAAATTTTTTAACGCCTAATGCAAGCATCCGTTGTTTATTAATAGAATTATATGCTTTTCGAGTTTGGTCAAGAGCTAAATTTTTAGCTCTTCTTAAACTCATTGCATTATATTTTTCAACTTGCGGTATTAAATCATCTAATCCATTCCCCGTTGTTATTGAACGCATAACTGCGCCTGCGACATCGGTTAAATATTTTTGAGGAATAGATTTTATTAACGATACGTTTTCATTAACTACCGCTTTAGAAATATCTTCTAGTCCTTTCGTAACAACACTCGTTTTTAAAGTAAGACCACCCGATAATTTTTTTAAACTACTTTTTAAAACAGTTTCACTTGTTTTATTAGCCCCCTCCATCATGGAATTTGCTATATCAGATGCCCTCTTATTAAAAAGATCATCAAACATTTGAGTAAGTTTAGTGATAACTTTTTTTGCTTGAGCAGCAATACTATCGTCCGTTGTTGCAATCTCTTCTTGATTTTTAAAAAAGTCTTTAGATGTTTTAGATTTAAAAAGCTTAAGAATTTCCTTTTTAGTAATCTTATTCATTTCCAATACTAAATCACGCAGTTGAGATGCATATTTATTCTGTTGACTTGCATTATAATTCAGAGGACTACCATTTAAAGTCGTATCACGATTCCCTAACCAAGTTTTCTTAGATTTTGATAATTTAAAATTTGGCATACCATTATTGTACTAATCTACCTACAATCGTTTCTGGATCGCTTTGGGTATTTTCTTCTAATTCAGTAGGAATTGTAGGATCTCCTTGCGGGTCTTGTTCAGGATCTCCACCTAATAAACTATTCTCATGCGGTAAAGAAAGACCACTATAGCCGCTTAAAGGGTCATTAATAATACGTTGTCTTTCATCTTCTGCATCAATAGCTCCAGACATAATAAGTACTTGTCCTGTATCCGCTTTAGCTTTATTCAAAGCTGCTACTTGATCATCACTCATTGTTGCAACTGGTTTCCAAGTAACTGTAGTATCAAAAATAGGGATGTTGAAATTTGGCGCTATTTCCGAACGAATTAAAAGCAGATGATGTCTTTCTAACAATTCGGTTAAATGATTTGCTTGAAGACTTTCTAATTTCTCATGATAACTTTTTTCATCATATTCGCCAGTTGCATTAAAACCTTTCGGCGTCGTACCTAATAATTTAGTTGCGGGTACTTCAGCAGCAGCAGCTACTATTTGATATTGAGTCATAATAACGGCATCTAAATCAGCAAGACTGGTATCTAATTGAGTCGCCGTTTCTTCTAACCCCATTATTTTTATGCCATAGTTATCATAAAAATGAGTCCATACTTGTATGCGTTTTTCAAAGTCTGCTTGATTCGCTAATGCATTTTCTAATTCAACATTGATAACATTTGTACGTTTAGTCATTGCTAATTGAGGAGCTTCATTTGCAGTTCTTTCAGCGCAATAAACGCGTTCATAAATTTGTTGTGGTACCGGGATTCCACCATATAGATATGTTGGTTTTAAAATATCTGCAATATGTCCGTTTCTAAAAATAATCAAATTAGTACGATGAACTCGCATACCATTAATCCGCCACCATGTGGGTTCATAAAAAAACATACTCGAGGGATCTGCACCGGCTGAAAAATCTAATTCTGGCGTAATCCAATACGGATCTATTTGGCTAATGCCTTTATAGCTTCCCGGTATTACCCCATCTGGGTTAAATGGGTTTTCATAATATTTAGGGTCTGGAGATTCAACTTTAAACATAGCAATACGAATACCAAACATCCGACCTTTGGTAATAAATTCACGCATATTGTCATTAATACGATATCGAACATCGGCTTTCTTCATTGCATCTAATACTTGCGTGGATACAATTGTTCCATCATTAACTGTTATTTCATACCCACGTCTAACGGCATCTTCGGCGGGCATCGTACAGCATTTTAAAACTAACCAATGTTGAGAAAAAACAGAAGATAAAAGATAGCCCACGAAACTTTGCGCGCTATACCAATTCATTAAAGAATCTGGCACCGTATTTTGGATACCCGCTGCACCGCCGGCTATTTTAAAATTAATATCTTCATCCATTGCAGGGGTTAAATCTTTACTGTCGCCAGCCGCTCTATGCATATCTTGTTTAACTGTTCGCGTAATAACCCTTTTAGCTAATTCTTCAATAGTCATTCCTTGTCCAACCAACACTCTATCTTCGCCAGAAAATAAAGTATTTTTTGATCTTTTAAGTTCATTGTTAACAGGTTCATTTTGAACCAATGTTGAACGTTTTTTAAACTTATTTAATAATTTTTTAAACATCAAAAAATCCTCTAGGCTTAACTCGGAAAGGAGCGTATGCAATCATAACTGCATCTGCCAAATTCGGTGATCGACTACCGTTTGGTTTCTTTTCTATTAACATTTTACCTACAGCGTTTTGAAAATAAGTCGGTTGGGATAACTCTACTAATAACTTTTGATAACAAGGTATCGTGCTAGAAATAGATATTATGTCATCTGCATTATACTCCATCTTTTCTACCACGGCACGATATGTTGTTTGAAACCTTTTTCTTAAACTCCACCATGCTTGAGCTTTAGCGTTTGCAAAAAAATCATCATTTGTTCTTCCAGTTTTAGATTTAAGCGCGCTATTATCTGGGCCAAAAGGATCTGCATCCGGGTTAACTACGCTTCCTGATCCCTTAAATCCATTAAACTTTATATTAAGCACTCTTTTTTCATTAATTTTATTCGCATCTCCCCTCACACCAGCTCCTACGCCATCTTGATCATATCCCACTTCACTATAGTTAA